TCAATGTAGCCTTCGTAGTTCCATTCCATAGGTATGAACAAAGAATATAATCCCGAACTAGTCTGTCCGTTGCGGTTTCTTTTTGTAACATCTGATTCGTCATATAATTTTTTAAAGTTTCTACCACCTTTATCTAAAGCATTAGATGTTGATCCCATCATACACTTACCAATAATTTTACTACCTAATCTTAACGTGGTTTTCGTAACCCTCCAGTTGTTGAGGATGTTATTGGGCTTCTCCCACTTCCCCGACTCATCATGGACGAGGAGCTTGAGTTTCTCCCCATCGTAGGAGTTATCACCGGTGTTCTTCCAATCGATGGTGGTGTCAAGTCCCTGTAATTCGTCCTGTAAGGTTTCATCGGTGGTGGAGGCGGTGATGGAACGTCTGGTAAATTTGGAGGCTGGGACACGGTAGGCAAGTTCGGTCTTTGGACGGTCCATTCCGTCCTGGGTCGGTTTGAAAAAGAAGGGATAATTAACTGATATGGGTACCACCTTATCTGTGAACATCTTCTTTGCATCAGGACCGGACTTGGATAATATACCATACCTACTGTCACTTGATATGGTTGCCAAGTTAACCACCTCTCCTGAGGCCATGAAAGAAAACCCGGAACGCCTGTTCTTAAGGTAACACATCCCATAGGATCGTGGATCTGCCTTACAAGCTTCCCAGAAAATAAAGAATAATCTATTCGATTCTCTAAAGTCTGGTGCCCCAACGTCAATTTTACTCCACTGCAAGTACATGTAATGAGTACCACTAATGTAAGTAGGAATGCTTTGGTTATAAAACCAAAAACCTTCCTCCCTACGGGTAAACTCTTTATCAATGTAATCATACCATCTTTCTTTAAAATCTTCTGGATATTGTTTAAAATCAAATACTGTTTTTATTTTACTTAAAACTTTAGGATACTCAAATTTATTCCATTTATTGTTTTTAAATTTGTAAACATCTTTTGCTTGTGGCAAAGCTATTTTAAGATTTTGTATTTCGTATATTTCACCTATAGTACCGTCTTTACTAATAACAACCATATCGTGTTGATCATTGTAACCATACTCCCATTTTTTATTTTTGTTATATTTTTTAAGAGTACTTGGTGTTATATAATCTTTTAATACTTTATATAATTCTTGTTTATACATTATTTAGACCTCCCTTCAGCAAAGCCTTTAAAACTAGACTTCTTTTTTTCTTCAACTTTAGGTTTGTCTTCTAACATATTTTTTTCTTCTTCAATACGGTTTAATATTTCAAAAGCATCAAATATAGCTAGTTTTTTTGTAGCTGCAGCATTTTTTAATCTATCTGCGGAAATATCAGGTCCATAATCTATTATTGGTTCTTTAGCGACTTTAATTAACTCTTTGACCGCTACTTGACCAGCTTGGATTATATTTTTCTTCGTTTCCTTCGTGCTCATATTTAATTACAATATCATTTGATTTCATACAATATAAACGTTCTTTGTCTACTAAAAATTCCCATTCACTGTTGGGTGTGAATCCAACTTTGTCTCCCTCGTTTATTTCTAGCGCTTCTAATGAACTATTACCATATTTTAATATACCTATAAGCTTTTGCTCTTTATCTAACGTTGTAGAGCTTTTATCTTTAATAGGTTGAATAAAACAACGATCACCAAAACTGTGCCAACGATTAGAGTTTTTATATAAATATATTTGGTCTATATTACAAAAATATAAATCATTTTTAAAAAACGATCTACTTTTCTTTTTTTCACCACGCATATCATAAAAAACTCTAAACACGTTTTGATGCACAATAATTTTATCGCCTTTGCTTATTTTTGTTTTAAAAGCTATTGGAACTTCAATAACCTCTGCTAATCTATTTACAAATTTCCATGATTCAATTTTAGTATTTAAAACTAATTTTTTATCACCAACTTGTATTTCATTTTTATATAAATCACCAACAGGTTTTATAATAAAATCATATAAGCTTTTCATTAATATTCTAAATCATACTCAACTGATATTGCCATATTAGAATTAAATTTTTTCCAAGGCAATACTTCGTTGTTCTTTTTTATATAAATATTATATGAATTATCTTTTTCTTCTAACAAAATATATGCTATTTCATGACCGCCGTAGACTTGTTGACCAACAGCGTAGTGCATAGCATCATTTTTATAATCAGAACCAATACTTATTTTTCTAATATTATTTGTCATTTTCTTGCTCCATAAAAGTAAAAGAACCATCGGATAAATCTATGTTTATATTACCGTATACTTGTTCTAATTCTTTTTTCGTTTCCTCAACTTCTTTTTCAAGTTCATTAACTCTATTTACTAAAGCTGATTTTTGCATTTCTAAAACACCTATGCCACCTAAAGCTTTATTAAGATTTCTTTGTTGATCTTGTACTAATTCTAATTCTTTGTCAGTAATTTTATTTACTTCTTGTTTTTTCTTTGTCATAATTTTTAATTTAATTTAATTTAACTAATATATTTATATAGTTACATATATAAATATTATTTACCTACCAACTATTAAATCAGTAGCTGCGCCTGAAGAAGGAACTACAACGTAATCTACTAATACTGGTAAAATATCACCAGCTTGTGCTCCTACAAACTCTACGCCATCAGCAGCTGTTGGTGGTAAACTTTTTACAGATAATATTTTTAATGTAGCATTACCTCCACCTCCAGATACAGTTATTATATCGTTCATTTTATAACCAGTACCAGCCGCATTTATAGCGACAGCTGTTACTGCTCCAGCTGATACAGTTGTGTCTACGGTTAAACCACTTCCACTACCACCTGTTGTAGCAACGCCGTTAGCAGCAGTATACCCAGAGCCTCCAGCTGTTACTTCTAAAGCTTCTACTGTATTTTGCGCGCCAACTGTTCCAGCTACAATTACTTTAACTCTACCAGTTGTTCCTACATATACTACAGATCCAGCTAAAAAAGTACCTAACGTACCTGTTTGATTCATAAATTCCCAAGCTGGTAAAGGATTTATGTTGTTAGTGGGTGTCCAAGATTGGGCCATACCCATAAAACTATCACTAAATTTAAAGTTTGCCATTTTTATTATTTTTGTTTAAATATACTTGTTGCTTTTTCTGTTGTGCGTCCGCCAAAATAGGCTAGAACAACTGCCATCATTACTTTTTCAAATGTATCATTCCATGTTGAGTGTATATTGAAAGGTATAGTTTCAACGCTATCTAATATACCAGCAAATGAAAAAATAACTATACACCATATTAATATTAATGGTCGTACGTTTTTAGACATCCAAGAGTCAGACATGGAATCTGCTTGCCATCTTGAAGTTATCGCTTCTATTTCTTTATTTTGTTGATCAAATATCAACTGTTGTAATTTTATTTTATCTTCATTAGGCGCGTCAGATTTTACTATTTCTGCTATTGCTTCTTTTGGTGAAGTTACGCCTTGTAATACATTACTTAATGTAGGGTTTATTACTGACGTAGCGCCTAATAATAATTTACCTACAGTAGTATCTTTAAATTGTTTTTTACTCATGATTTTTTATACGCCTCTGCTTCCCATGGCAGATTTTTAGCGCCCTCTTTCATTTTACTTCTTGGATATACCTTACCTTTCCAATAAACATTATCATCATCATAATTTAAATCACCTCTTTTCATTTGATCGATATGAACCTCTTCGTGAGCTATAACATCTGGTATGTCACAAGGATCAACATCTTTATTTATAATAATAGTTAAATTATTATTAGCTTTTCCTAATACATCATCTTCCATATCTACATGATAAACCGGAGTTAATCTTCTATAAGGAGGGTTATTTAATTTAAAAGCCATAATTATTTTTTATAAGGAAACACTTTATTTAAAGCATCTCTACGTTTACTACACCCGCAGCCACCGGGTATGCTATTAGCTAGCTTTTTAATTCCAGTGGCTTTGGTGAAGTTTTCAATTGTGTCTCCTAGTCCTCTAGGTTGCATAATTATGCTACTTTAAAAGATTTAAAATAAACCTTTTTAGAAGGGTCATATTTAGCACCAGCTAAAGCATCTTGAGGAGCTACTACCGTAGATTTTACTCCACCAGGGTTTCCTGTAATAGCTTTGTTAATAGCTTCTTTTAACTGAACTTCGTAATCAGCTGCGCTTGGAGTAGCTGTATCAGGATCAGTAGCTTTTGAATCCGTACTAACTAAAACAGTACATGTATCTGCAGCTGCAGGTCCATTTGTTTTAATAGTAGCTGTCATTCTTGAAGAAACTTCTGCTACTGATACACTAATAATTGAATCAGCTAACAATAAGTTATCTCCATCTTCTGCTGGAACAGCGCCTGAAGCATCGTGTCCACCTATTACATGAAAATTAATCCATTTTGCCATAATTTCTAATTTTTAATTGTTTGACTTGGTTTTTGTTATTTTGAGTTTTATACAGTTCTCTACTGTTATGCTTTTTTCTTTGGTTTTTTAGCAATTTTTTTAACCAGCATTTTTTTACCTTCTTCTTCTTGCTCTAAAGCACTCATTCTAGGACCCATACAGTGTTTTTCAACTGCAGAACCATAATGATTATTAGCAGCAGGTGAGTTATCATGATTCATCTGTATATCAGATCTATGTTTTCCTGATGGAAAATGCTCATCAGTAAATTTTTTACCATGTCCTTTATCAGACATTGGTGATCCACCTTCGTGTCCTTCTTTTAACGGGGACATTGATGATTTAAAATGTTTTGACATCCATGGTCTATCTCCACTAGCATCTCTTACTACTGGGTTATCGTGAAGTAAATTACTTCTTTCTTGTTTTGCTGATTCCATATGAGGTCCACCTTTATGCATTGATGGTCCCATAGGTTTCATGTTGTTACTTGAATCGTAAGGCATAATTTTAGTTTTAGTTATTTAGTTTTTCTTCTATATCTTTTTTGCGCTCTTCTAACGCTTCTATCATCGCTTAGTTCTTTATCAAAAACACCTGCGTCGCTAGCAAAGTCATAATCAAAATCTTCATGACCATATTTCATTCTAGAATCTAATTTTGGTAATGCGCTCATATTTGGTCCTCCATGATCTCTAATACCGTGCATTGTTTGCTTGTGAGCTTTCCAACCTTCAGGTCCCATATCATGGTCGTTTCTATCACCTCTACTGTGAGCTGGAGAATCATGATCGTGTCTAAGGTTTTCTAAATAATGTAGTCTTGCTGAAGCTGTTAAATTTTTGTTATAAGCTTCTTTAGCATCATAATCTTCATCGTGTCTTTTTGAAAACTTAGAGTTTCCTGAATAATGACCATAATGTCCTTTGTGCATTTGTTTTCCCATGATTTATTTTTCTTTTTTATATGTTGGTACTTGTACACCGTAATGTGAAGCATATGCTTTTTTGTATTCTTGGCTGTCAGTGTCGCCATACCAAGTCTCATTACCGTATTGTTCTTTAAATTTATCGTCTTGTTTTTTCTTTTTATTTCTAGCATCTATGTCTATAGCAGCTTGACCTATTTTAGCAAACATGTCAGTATACATATGAGCTGTGGGTATATATGCAGCGCCTATATCACCTCCACCTTCATAACCACCTTGTTCAAGTGGTGACATTTTAGGAGCGCCTTCACCTATAATTACACCGTGTTGACCTGGATAATCTTGCTCTCTAATAGTTTTATCAGTTATCGACATTGTTTGCTTCATAAGCTTTTGTTCAGATTCTGACATTGGAGTTTCTAAAACTTCAGTTGGCTCTTGATTTATCTCTACCTTTTTAGGTTCTTCTACATTAGAAGCTTCTTTTCTTATAGGATTTTTTGCAGAAAATAATTTTGAAAACGGTGAACTCATGATTAGCTATTTGCGTGGTATGCTGCAAGAGCTTTTTCTGCTTCAGCTCTAGAAGCAAAACCATCTCTCCATACACCACCTTTTTTATTATTTAATATTACGAATTTACCGCCTCTTTTAACTATACAGCCTGATCCACCTTCTGATTTAGCGCACCCTTTACCTGCTTTAAAAAACGGACTATTATATTGTGTATACATATTTATTTCATTTTATGCTCGCAGCATCTAAGTGTAACAGGTCCTGCTTCATACATAACCTTGTCTTTTAAAACTTGTTTTCCAGTAATACCAGAGCTAGAACCTATACCGTGTACTCTTCCAGTTTGATCTAGTGGTCCGTCCCATATATGAGATTCACCTACTATACCAACTTTAGTGCCTGGCTTTAATTTTTCCATTGCTGGATCATATTTTTTGTGCATCATAATTAGTCTTTTTTATTGTGTTCTTTTTCTATGTCTTTTAATTCTTTTGAAAGTTTAGTGTACTCTCTATCTTCATAAAACTCACCTTCTTTTCTTTCTTCTTCGTAATCAGCTCTTATTTCCTGTATTCTAGCTTTTATTTCTTCAACTCTTTCGTCTTTGTGTGCAAAAAACGCTGAACCATAATTAGGAGTTAAAGATCTGTTTCTAGCCATAGAATCTCCAAAAATACCCATACCCATGTTTTGAGCCATTGGATTAAAAGTGTTCATATTACCAGCATTAGCTAACATTTCAGGATTTGTTATTTCTACAGGTTCAGCAGGACTTACAGCCGCTGTAGCATCTTGAGGTCCCATGTTAGCGCCTATTTCTTGCATAAGACTTTGGTTTTCTGAAGGAGGTACAAAACCTCTATTTCTTGCGTTTTGTCTTGCTTTTCTTGCTCTTGCTCTTTTTATAGCATCAGCAACAGTTGTGTTAAATAAACCTCTCATTGCTCCACCTCCAGATAATGCGTTTATGCTTGGATTATTTCCAATACTACCTATGATTGATGCCATACCTGCTAGACCGCCGAAATTTATTGCGCTATTACTCATCTTGTTTTATCTTTGTTTAAATTATAAATAGCTTTTGTCATTACTTTATCCATATAAGAAGTTCCAGTTATTATTTTATTTCTACTAGCAACATTTATATCTTCTTGACCAAGCATTATTCTATATATACGTTTTATTAGTTGTTTACCTTTAAATGAAACTTTGTATATATTATATTTTTGTGTTGTTCTATTTCTATTACGCCAAACAATTATCCAGTTGTTTTGTATTAATTTATTCCAACGTCGATTATTCCAGCTATAAGTATAAGTACCTGCTTTAAAATCTTTTATTGTAAATAAATCAATACAGTCAAGATATATTAATAATTCTAAATCACTATCAGTTAAATCGTTGTTTTTACAAGCCCACTTACGTATTATTCTATAGTGTTTCATTAAGTTTAAATTCTTAATATCATCTGCACTTATTTTCATAATACAACTACAACATCTTGAGCTTTTATAACATGATAAGATTTTTTATTTATTTCTATTTTATGACCAGCATGTCTGTCAAAATATATTTTACTATTTTTATCTATACCACTAACATCACAACCAACAGATACAACATTTGCTTCAACATATCTAATATCTTCTCTTTGGTTTTCTGCTAAAAGTAAACCACCTTTAGTTTTAGTAGTTCCTTCTTTAATTTTTTCTATTATTAAATTTCTACCTACTGCCTTCATTAACCCTAATATTATTAATTACACAATCAGTTGATAAAATAGTACTTGCTACTGAAGCTGCATTTTGAAGAGCGCTTTTTGTAACTAATAACGGATCAATAATACCGTCATTAATCATGTGTACCATATTTCCTGTAACTACATCAATACCATAACCATCTTTACCAGATATTGTTATTTCTTCATATCCAGCGTTACTAAGTATTGTTTTATAAGGAGACATTGTTGCTTGTAGTAAAACTTTTTCACCTTCATTTTTAGATTCAATTTTAAGAGAAGCGTTTAACAAAGCAACACCACCGCCTGGAATTATACCTTCTTTTATCGCAGCTTTAGTAGCACATATAGCGTCTTCAACTCTGTCTTGTTTTTCTTTTAATTCAATATCAGAGTTGGCGCCTATTTTTACTATAGCTATTTTAGCGGCAAGCATCGCTAATCTTCTTTCTAGCTTAACCACTTCATTAGCTGTATTTTTTTGTAACAATTTATTTTTAATACTTTTTATTACTTTTTTTACATCTTCACTTTGTTCAGAAACTTGAATAATAGTTTCTTCTTGATTAGTAATACTTTTTGAACAAGAGCCTAAATGCTCTACTTTTATTAAATCTAAATCGTCACCTAAATCTTCATTTATAATTGTAGCGCCTGTTAATAGAGATAAATCATCTAACATTTGTTTTCTATTAACTCCTAACGTTGGAGCATCAATAACGTTTATTTTAATGTTACCTTTTATCTTATTCATAGCTAGAGCAGCTAAAACACCTTTTTCTAAATCGCCTATAACAAGCAAAGGTTTATTGTTTTTTATTACGTACTCTAGCACTGTTTGAATTTGTCTTATTGTATCAATTCTTGATTCAACTAACAGCACCAATGGATTTTCTAGCTCAGCAGATTTATTTTCTTTATTAGTTATAAAATGCTGGTTTGTTAATCCTTTTTCATATTGTGACCCTTCAACTATTTTTACTTCTGTTCTACCTATTTTTGAAGGCTCCATCATTACTACACCAGTAAGATCTACAGATCTAAAAGCATTAGCAATTAATTTACCTAATTCTTTATCATTGTTTGTAGATATAGTAGCAATTTGATCTATCATTTCACCTTTTACAGGTGATGCAATAGATTCTAAATATTTTATTATTTTATCAACAGCAGAGTTTATTCCTTCTTTTAATTCTCTTGAATTAGTTTTATCTTGAACTTTATAAGCTTCTTGCAATATAGCATGTGCTAACACGGTGGCAGTAGTTGTTCCGTCACCAGCTTCTCTTACTGTTTTACGAGCTGCTTCTTTTAATAAAGTAGCGCCCATGTTTTCTACAGGATCTAACAAAACTACAGAATCTGCTACTGTAACACCATCTTTTGTTATTATTGGTTTACCTGTAGCATCTTCAAGTATTACACACTTACCGCTAGCTCCAAGTGTGGAGCTAACAGCTTGTGTAAGTTTTGTTATACCCTTAAATACTTGTTCTCTAGCTTTGTCACCAAAGTTGAGACTTTTGACTATAGCGTCTGACATAATTTAATTGTATTTAATTTAATTGTTATTTAAAGGTTTTCACGACTTTTGGTCCTTTCAAAAAATCTACTTTTTTAGCATAATGTTCTACTGATCCATCAATAGCTTTTTCTGCTCCTTCAATAGTTTCCCTACGAGTTACGTCGTGCCAAGTATCTTCATTTGGATCTTGGTATTCAGTTTGATAAAAACCGTTTGGTAATTGGGTTATCCTCCAGTTCTTTTTTTCTGAAAGATGTTTCCAAAGGTCAAGGGTTTCTTGTGATATTTGTGGTTGACTATTCCACGTTCTAGTCTGATAATAAAACGTCATAATTTTGGTTTTAAGTTTATATTTGGTTTATTGCTCTACCCGAGCAGGGTATATGTTTATAGTTACTGGTTTTATATATATTTTACTTTATTTGGCTTATTAAACCATTAGATACAGTTACTGTTACTGAGCTTTTACCGCTTGTAGCTGTAAAACTACCACTAGCACCGCTTACAGAAGCGTCGCTACCATCAGCACCATCAGCACCAGCTGGACCTTGTGGACCAGTTGCTCCTGTTGCACCAGTATCACCTTTGTCGCCTTTTGCTCCGGTAGCACCTGTAGCACCTGTATCTCCTTTATCTCCTTTATCACCTTTTGCACCTTGTGATGCAGCAGAAGTAGAATCACTACCAAACGCGTCTTTTATAAATGTGTGTAGTTCTTCTACATCAAGCCTTAAATCTTCTACTTGTTTTAATAAAAACTTATTTGTTTGATAAACACCATTATCATTAAATAAATCACTAATATCTGTTAACGCTGTTAATTCGTCTGATATTTCTTTAGAAACAGTTATTTCACCATCTCCACCTTTAGAAGCTGCTTGACCTGAACTACCTTGTTTAAATAATTTTTTACCTCTTATACTACTATTTATAGTTGCCATGATTATTTATTTTCAAATTCTATTATTATACTGGCTACTGTTCCTCTCCAATATTGACCTGTTGCACTTTTAGAATAAGCAAATCTAAGTCTATCACCTTTTGCAAAACTTACATCAGGCGAATATTCAATATAACTACCATCAGCACTAGCATTAGAAGGTGTTAATTCACCAGATGTAGCAGCTGCGCTACCATTTTTTATAACTCTTAACTGTGTAGTAAAAGGTCCAGTAAAAGTACCTGACACATGCATCATCATAATATATTTTACCGTACCAGCTGTAGGACATGCAAAATGATTATAATATTGACTAGATGTAGTGTCAATTATATAATTCAAAGGTATATTAATATAACTAGTTGTACTAGTATCATCTGACCAGTTTGCATTTATTATTGTCTGTGAATTTTTAAAGAAAGCATCTACAGTTTGTAAATTAGCAGGAGTTGCACTAGCGCCTTCTCCTTCATCATCTACAATTATAAATTTTTCAATAGTATTTTGACTAGTATCTATTGCTCCAAGTTCATTAAGATCTAATGCTAAACCTGTTGCTGATGTTGCATCTAAACCAGAACCTAATGTAATTTCTGTTAAATCTAAATCAATATCTATTGTGCCACTACCTGTTATTGGAGAACCTGATACGTCTAATCCTGTACCTACAGTTACAGCTACACTTGTTACTGTACCAGTATTTGTAGTAAAACCAGCATCATTATTAAAAAGTGATAGATTTACTGAGTTTAACGAAACTTTATTTACGCCTCCAGAGTCGTTAAATATAATAGCACTACTACTAGAAGGAGTTCCAGTAGAAGCAGCATCAATTATATTAGTAGCTCCACTACTATAATCTACTGCTAAAGAACCTGAAGTTGTTACTGTACCTGTTAAACCATCACCACCGCTTACGCTAGTTACTGAGCCATTACCTGTTCCAGCGCCTATATCAGATCTAACTTCAGCACCTGTTCTATATTTTACAATACCACTATCACTTACTAAAAACTTATCTGTGTCGGATGAAGCGTTAGCAATAGTTCCTATGTCAAGTGTAGTTCCTACTTTAACATCTCCATTTACATCAAGTTTTGTCAATGGATCAGTTGTTCCTATACCCACAAAACCGTAAGCATCTATAAACATATTTGTTCCCATGGTAGAACCATCATCTGTTGTTCTAAATACCATAGCAGAACCATCAGGATTTACGTCATCATCTATAACTTGTATTTCTCCACGGGTTATTTCATCGCCAAAACCACCAACACCTTTAAATATTATTTTATTACTATCCGATGGACTACTAGTTCCGTCTGCACGTATAGTTAGTGACCCTGCGATTTCTGAATTATTTAATAAATTTATCGCCATTTAATTTAATTTGATTTGTTATTAACCTACGTATGTAAGTAATACTCTATAAGCTGAATCTGCTACTGTTCCTGCAAAAGCTATATTTAATGAAGCTGTTCCATAAGTTGCACCACCTGCGCTAACACCTCTTGTTACATCAGCAAACACTGTTTGACCAGCAGTAGCTCCAGATGTTGAAGCATCTATTACTTCACATTTAACATTTACCGCTGTTTTACCAGCTCCGAATACATTACTATTTGCTACGTTAACTGCGAAGGTTGTTAAACCACCTGCGGCAGCTTTACTTACATAAGCCAAACTACTGTTAAGTAATATACTTACGCCAAGAGCTCCAGTATCTGTTGAAGCAATTGTGATTTGATTATTACTAGCTTCTGTTAATGTTATATTTGAACCAGCTACTAACTTCACACTTGAATCATCAGTTCCTGATGTAGACGTAAGATTTAAATCTACATCATTACTATCTTGTGCACAATTTAAATCGTATGTTTCATCTGTATTAGTTGTATAAGCTGGTACAGACCATTTATTGTTTTTATCTAAAAATCTTACTGAAGTACTTACTGAGCTTGCGTTATCACTTGCAGAAAGATCTGCAGTTACTGTTACCGCACCTGTTGTTGCTGAGTTTGGTGTTAAATTAATATATGTACCATCAGTTGTTGTAACACTGTTTACAACTACACCTTGAGATACTAATGACCAATCTGCACAAACAGAAGTATTAGCATCTGCGGCTTCAACACCTATTACAGCATCACCAACATCTAAGAAGCTAGTTGTAGCACAAGTACCAGTACCAGAACTTCCGTAGAAGTTACCACCAGTGTTTGCTACTACATAGTAATCACCAACTGCTACTGCAACTCTAGCTGCAGCAGGATTAAATGCACTACCTGATAATTGATATAAATAAGATCCAGAGTTAGTACCTGATAATATTAAACCGCTATCAGCTCTAAATGTTCCTTTAAATGTTAAACCACCAGAAACTAAACCATCAACATATCCTTTTGATGCTGCATCTGTGTCTGCACTTGGAGTTGCTGGTATTGTTACTTGACCACCAAAACTAGATTGACCTGTACCTGATACTGTTAATTCACCAGCTATTGTAACATCATCTGGTAAACCAAACACAAGTTCGTCTTCTGACGATCCTGTTACTGTTACTTCATTACTTGTTCCACTAAATGTTATTGTATCTTGCGCGGTTCCAGAACCATTTTTAAATAATTTTAACTCAGTACTACCAGCTGCTTTATCTAATACATAAGTATTTTGAGTATTAGTATCTGACCACGGTACGTTTACAACGGCTTGATCACTAGAATTAAATTGAATACCGTAAGTACGATTAGCTGTACTTGACACGCTTTCTGCAGCAGTGGATTGTTCAGTGTCTGAAAACAGTTTCATTAAACCTAACACAGAAGAAGTTGCTGCACTATATTCCGTGTTTGTATCAGTCCAAGGCACGTTAACTACTAGCTGATCACTACTGTTAGCTTGAATACCATATGTTCTAGAACTTGTAGAGCTTACAGCATTGGCTGCTTCTGATTGTTCAGTGTCAGAAAATAATTTTCCAAGACCTAGTACAGACGATGTCATCATACTGTACTCTGTGTTAGTCCATGGAACGTTTACTAACATTTGGTTACTACTATTTAACTGTATTTTATAAGATCTACTTGCTGTACTTGTTACAGTATTACCAGCCGTTGATTGTTCTGTATCACTACCTAGTTTTACTAAACCAAGAGCAGAAGAAGTAGCTACGCTATATTCTGTGTTTGGAGAAGTAATTGTCATTACATATGGATCACTTGTACTACCTGCACCAGAAATATTAGTTCCAGCTGTTCCTGTGCTTGAAACAAATTTAACATACACTCCATTGCCTATTGTTACATCGTCATTATCATCATCTCTTAATATCCAGTTACTCATACCACCAGTCATGGATACAAATGATGATCCATTATAGAAGTACATATCTGTACTACCTCCTGTATTGTTATAGTACATCTGACCTTCGCTTGGTGAGCCAGGTTCTGTTCCTAAGTTTTCTATTACCGGTGCGATTAATTGATTCTGATTAAAATCTACCGAATTTAAAAATTCTATTGCCATTGTTGTGTTAGTTTAAAAATGCTTTACCAGCAAATGTTGCTGAAAAAGCTACTGTTAATTCATTATTATTTATATATGTTACATCTCCAAATACTGAGCTGTCTGCAGTGTCTACTACTGATACAGATGGAAATTTACCTAAATTATGCACTATAGTCCATGTCGATGCTGGTACACCTTGTGTAAATACAAATGTTTTATCACCGGCTAATGAAAAGGCTGCAAAGTCGTAATATTTAGTTTTTTCTAAACTACCATTACCTCCTTTATAACTTAATGATAAAACTGATGTAGTTGCTCCTGGTGTAAGAGTATCTATGGTATAGTGACCAAAGTTGCTAATACCGTTTTGTTCACTGATTAATATTTCAGAATCTACTAAGTATGTTAAAAAAGGTACTACATTTTGTCCACCAGCATCAGTGTTGTTTATTGTTAAACTACTTATTGATGAAAAATTAGTACCATCTGCTACACCTGTAAATTCTCCAGTATTAGCTGCATCTGGGTTAAATTTGTAAACCATTTGAGCTGAAACAGAGATTTTACCATTTATATTTAAATATAAGGCAACTGCTTTAGCTGTAAATTGTTTTGTATTTCTTGTCGCTGAGTCCGTTCCTATCCACGCATCGTTATCAGTAACAGTAGTATCGTACGGGTACGAACGTATCCTAGCCATATTTTATTTTTTATTTATATATTCTTATTTCAAAAGAACCATTTTGAATAGCATTGTCTACACCACCCGTAGTTAAAGTAATTACTGTAGCACTAGTTCTAGTCCATTGTGGAGGTGTATTACCACCAGCGTTGTCTAAACCGTTATTGTTAAACACTATTGTTTTATTAACTGTAAATATCGTGCTACTTGCTGTTACCGTGTATACACCACCGCCAGTTCTAGCCCATGTAAACGTTGCTCCTGTAGTATTTTGTAATACTGTTGCAGTTGGATCACCTGTAGTTTGGGTAATTAAAGCTACATAAGAAGTATAAGCAGCAGTAGCATCTGCAAAACCAGCAATGCTATCTACTGTAAAATTTTTTGTTAGATTTATTGTATTACCGCTGGAGTCTTTTGTAACCTGTGTGCCTGGTACCATGTCTCCTGAAGAAGGTGTTCCGATCGGATATGATGAGATGTCTGCCATTTGTTTAAATTTATTTGTCTATAATCTATATACTCACACAAAAAAGAGTAAATTTACAAAAACCTGTGTAATATAGTATATCTATTATATAATACCTTACTCCTATCTAGATATTATACGTAGTATAATATCATAAGGGGAGGAGGATTTAAAAAAGTTGTTGCAAATAGAGAGCTATAGTGTCCCCCCTACCCGTTTTTACTTTCGTTTTTTCTGTAAAAGCCCTTTTTTTTGGCCAGTCTGGCCTTTTTTTAGGTATTTTGCATGAAACTTTTTACGTTTATACTTTTCGAAAGTTAATACAATGATACTTAGATAATATTAATGTAACAAAAAAAAATAATTACAATGCATAACACACTTGAAAAACTATCAAATTACTTATCTAAATTTTTATTCATACTATTTATAATTTCTTTTATAAATATTATAATTCACATTATGACATCATGACACAATGTGCAATGACATTATGACATTTACAATAAGTAAACAAATTAACACTTTCGAACGTTAATACTAATACAACTAGATAATAATATAAAATAATAAATAAATAATAACTTAAATTCTAAATTATGACAAATACAATTAACTCAAAAAGATTTGTAATTCGCAAATCTCTAATCGGAAAAAATACAACTATTAATGTTGAATTTAAAAATGGTAAATCATGTACTTATAATCATGACGAAGTGTATAACATTATGAAATCTACACTTGACAAATTACCTTGTTTTATCAAATATAACTCTTACACAAGTTCAACTAATGTACCTGTAAAAGTTAGAAATGTAGTCGAAGTGTCAACTCCTGAAACTGTATAGTGATGGAGTTTGTCGATTACCCTCAAGATAAAATACAAGCTAAGCTTATTCAGGCGCGAGAGTTTGAAGCTAAATATGGCGCAAATGATACAAGTCGTGGCTGGATTAAGTGGTGCACAGATATTAACTATCGCAAACGCGAGTGGCAATGGCGACAAAACATTGCTAAGTGGCATGCGAATAAAAGTAAAATATGAAGAAAGATTTATATAGATTTGCTAAAGCAAGAAAGAATAAGCGTAAAGAATTTTATAGATTAAGCGCTGAAGAAATAAAAATGGTAGAATATATCTATTATTCGAAATTTAATACGAATAACTCTAGATAATATAATAAAATCAAATATGAATACAATTAAGTTTACATCTAAAACTACTTGCCGCTTAAATGGCATTGACTACAAGGGCTATAATGTTGGCGATTTACCTAACTCATTTGGCTTCAAAGAAATATATCTTGGTCAAGACGAAGAAGGTAATCACCAATTTAAAACTGGTAAATCACACTGGTTTAACTACAAAGGTTTAACATTTATAGAAGCTCCACTAAAATGGTAGTAACTAATATGAAAGAATTATGTGAATACGTAGCTAACAAGCGTAAAGCTCGTTCACATCAGCATGCAGAAGCTATAAGAATTTATGGCGCATGTAGAGGTATGGGTAATCGAAGATATAAAATACCGCAAAAGTCTTCGTTTCCTAAACAATATAAAGCGGCATATAATAAAATATGGAGATAGATGATATGGTTTATCTTGATGAGATAGACGAATATGTAACAATACAAGAATA